TGGATGAATCCATCCATCAATGTTGAGTATCTGGTTATTGCTGGCGGTGGTGGTGGTGGCGCATTTGCTGGTGGTGGTGCAGGTGGATACAGGAGCAGTGTTCGTAATGAAAACTCTGGTGGGGGTGCATCGGCAGAAGGCTTGTTGGCTCTTGTTGCTGGAATGAGTTTTAGTGTTGTTGTGGGTGGCGGTGGTGCTGGAGCCACTGCAAATGGTCTGAAAGGAACTGATGGAACTGATAGTTCATTAGGTGGAACAAGTTTCGCAACCATTACTGTTACTGGTGGTGGCGGTGGTGGTGCTTTTAGCGACACGAATGATGGCGGTCGCACTGGTGGTTCTGGTGGCGGTGGAGGAACTAAATCAACTTCTCCGTATGCTGCTGGTGCTGGTGGTTCAGGAACTGCAAATCAGGGATATTCGGGTGGAAATGGCGCACCTACTGGTGGTGGTGCTGGCGGTGGCGGTGGCGGTTCAAGTGCAGTTGGTTCTGCAGGCAGTGGTTCGGTGGGTGGGAATGGTGGCGCAGGTGTTTCTTCATCCATCAATGGAACGGCAACAACTCGTGGCGGTGGCGGTGGCGGTGGTGGAAATGCCACAAAGGGAAATGGTGGTTCTGGTGGTGGTGGTAATGGTGCTGTGTTTTCTCCTGCTGCAGCATCAACTGGCGGAACTAGCAACACTGGTGGCGGTGGTGGTGGCGGTTATCTCAATGTTGGTGGTGCTGGTGGTTCTGGCGTAGTCATTATGCGCTATCTCACTTCTGATATCTCACAGTCTGGACTCACGATCTCTGGTGGAACTATCACCACAACTTCTGATGGGTACACCGTTCATACTTTTACTTCTACTGGTTCTGCAACTGTTACGGTGTCTTGATATGGGTCAGCGTGGTGGTCGTACAAAGGTTGGTCAGTATCTAGTTCAGTCTGGTCGCTACAAACTGATCAACACTTTCAGCGGTGGTACTGAGTCGTATGTGTCTGCGAACGGTACTTTCTACAAGGTTCACACTTTCACTGGATCGGGTGCGCTGACCTCTAATACAACTGGTCGCATTAGTTCACCACTAAGCGTTGAGTATCTGGTTGTTGCAGGTGGTGGTGGCGGTGGCGGAGGTGCTGGTGGCGCATCGGGCGGTGGTGGCGGTGCTGGCGGTTATCGCACAAATGTGAGTGGTGCGACCTCTGGTGGTGGTGCATCGGCAGAGTCATCTTTCTCAGTTACTGGTGCTGGTTCATACACAGTGACTGTTGGTGGTGGTGGTGCTGGCGGTGCAGCAAACACAAATGGAACAAGTGGAAGTAACTCTGTTTTCAGCACGATCACTTCTACTGGTGGTGGTGGTGGTAACGGTGTTGATTTCGCTGCTGGACAGACTGGTGGTTCTGGTGGTGGTGGTGGTCGTGGTGCAAGTGGTGGTGCAGGTACAGCGAATCAGGGTTATGCAGGTGGAGGCAATCCGTCAAGTGTTGATGGTGGTTCTGGCGGTGGCGGTGCTGCTGCCGTAGGTGGTCAGCCAAGCAGTGCATCTGGTGCTGCTGGTGGTGCTGGTGTTTCTTCGTCTATTGATGGATCAACAACCACTCGTGCAGGTGGTGGTGGCGGTGGTGGTCGTTCTAATGCTGGCGGTTCTGGTGGTTCTGGTGGTTCTGGCGGTGGCGGTGCTGGTGGAACAAGTGGTACTGCAACAGCAGGTACAGCCAACACTGGTGGCGGTGGTGGCGGTAATGGTGCTTCTGCTACTGGTGGTGCTGGCGGATCGGGTGTTGTGATTGTTCGTTATTTGACTGCTTCTGCTTCTAATCTTCTTGTTACTGGTGGAACGATTACAACTTCTGGTTCGTACACGATTCACACATTCACTTCATCATCAAGTTTCGTTGTTTCTGAACCTTCTGTTGTGAACGCTGAGTATCTGGTTGTTGCAGGTGGTGGTGCTGGAGGTTCTGACAGAGGTGGTGGCGGTGGTGCTGGCGGTATGCAAACTGGCAATCAATCGCTTGTTACTGGAAACAGTTACACAGTCACCATTGGTGGAGGTGGAACACCAGTAGCAGCAAATAGTGGAAGCAACGGTGGTTCTGGTTCTAATTCTGTTTTTGGATCAATCACTTCTACTGGTGGTGGTGGTGGAACATCTGGTGGTTCTTCTGCAACCGCAGGAGCAGGTGGTTCTGGTGGTGGTGCATCTCCAGAAGGAACTGCTGGTGCAGGAACAAGTGGTCAAGGAAACAATGGTGCTAAGGGTGCAAGCGCAAGCGGAAACTATGGTGCTGGTGGCGGTGGCGGTAAGGGTGCTGCTGGTTCTGCTGGCAGTTCATCTGCTGGCGGTAACGGTGGTGCTGGTGAAGCATCGTCTATTTCTGGGGCAGCCGTAACCTACGCTGGTGGTGGTGGTGGCGGCGGTGCGTGGTCTGGTAGTGGAACTGCTGGTTCTGGTGGTGCTGGTGGTGGAGGTAATGCTGCTGCATCAACGGGAACGAGCAACGGAACCGCTGGCACAGCGAACACTGGTGGTGGTGGTGGCGCTGGAGCGAACCGTAGCGGCGCACAATACGCAGGTGGCGCTGGTGGTTCGGGCATAGTTATCATCAGATACCCAATCGGATAGCATGGGAGGAATCATGGCTCATTTTGCAGAACTAGACGCAAACAACATTGTTCTTCGTGTGATCGTTGTCAGCAACGATGACTGCAAGGATGCGAACGGGAATGAGTCTGAGGCTGTTGGTGCAGCGTTCTGTGAGCGTCTGCTTGGCGGTCGCTGGATTCAGACCTCATACAACAACAACATTCGCAAGCGTTACGCAGGCATCGGTTTCACTTACGATGCTGATGCTGATGTGTTTATTGATTGTCAGCCGTTCCCATCGTGGACATTGGATGAGAACCATGATTGGCAGCCACCTGTGCCACGACCAGAGACGGATGATCCGTACATCTGGAGTGAAGATGATATGGCATGGGTAAAGGTAGATATCGCTGGCTGATCTTCCTGCCTGTCGCTGTTCTAGCGTTCGCTTCTCCAGCGCAAGGTGTTTCGTTCTCTGACTCGTTTGATGATCTGTCGCAGTGGACTGTTGTTCGCAACGGTGGGAACGGTGTTGTCGCCAACGGTGCTTTGAGATTCTCTTACGGGTGGGGTGAGGTTGTGAGAAGCATCCTTGTATCTGAACCATCGCTCATCACTTTGACTGTCACTGTTGATAACAGTCAGACCAACAGCATCGGGTGGGGTGCGCCGATCGCTGACTCGTATCGTGTTGGGGTTGGTGGGAATGCGCTCGTATCCAATGAGATACATGGTGTTCGTTCTGTGTCGGTGTCTTATGAGGCTGCGACTGATGAGAGTGTGTTGATCTCGTTGTCGGGTGTTGATAACGGTTTCTGGGCTGGCTGGTATGGCACTGTGATGGATGATGCGCTGATCACAGTAGAACCGTTAGCACCAGTAGAAGAAACGACAACGACAGAAGAACCAGCAGTTTCATCTACCAGCGTTCCAGTATCCACAACGGTAGAAGAACCATCACCATCAGCAACGCCAGAAACATCTTCATCTAGTCAGCCTTCTCTAACAGTTCCCGAATCGCATTCCACAACCAGCACAGTGACGCATACAACGATCCCAGAAGAATCAACATCACTCCCACAAACATCATCGGTTCAGACTACAGAGCAGGTGTGGATTCCACCAGCAACAACCACATCCACAACCACGACCAGCACGACCATCCCTGAAACCACTACGAGCCTGACCACCACAACCCTTCAGGAAACAACCACCAGCACCACACAGCCCTCCACAACCAGCCAGAAACCCACCACAACAACCACCAGCACAAGCCTCCCAGAACCATCTCAGAGCCCCCCAGACGCATCAGAAAGCCAGACACCCAGCCAGACAACCCCCACAACTTTTCTTTCACCTGAGGCTGTTCCTGAGCCAGTCGCTAACGCACCAGAAGAAGTGAAAGAAGCATACGAGGAGCAGGTGAATATCTTTGACGGTGCGCACGAGGACTATGTGCCTGCAGGATCAACAATCAGTGTTGCGGAACGGCGCACGATTGTTGCAGCAACTACAATCCTGATGACTTTGCCAGCACCTGTGAGGCGCAAGACATGAAACGACTGCACGATTATCTGATTGAGAACGCTTGGGTTTATGCAGGCACAGGTCTGGTTCTGCTCACGCTCTCTGGCACAACGCTGCGTCAGGCTCTGTGGATTACTTGCCTCACTGTGCTGATACATTTTCTGGCGACCATGCTGAAGAAAGGCGATGATCAATGAAGAAGATGCAGGATGTGTTGGGTCGTATTCTGGCTCTGTTCCTCACGAACGCTCTTGGCGTTGTGACTGGTGCAGCAGTGATTGCACCTGAGTTGGAGATTTGGAAGAGCGCATTGCTCGCTGGTGCGGTCAGCGTGTTCAAGGTTGTTGAGTCGTTGGCTCGTGCATCGGTGGATGGCACTCTTACTCGTGATGAGATTGATGCAGCGTTCGGTGCGTCACCTGCGAAGATCGCAAAGAAGAAGGCTGCACGATGAGCAAGCGACCGTACACAGGCAACAAGGATGGTGCTGCAGCATCTGAGCATCCTCAGAACACTGCTCTGTGGAAGGAACTAACGAAGGCTTATCCTGCGCTCTGGTACAACGGTGGATTCGGTGTGCGCAATATGCGTGGCAAGGAATCGTTGAGCGTTCACGCAACGGGGAGAGCGTGTGATATCTCGTGGAGAAACATGGGTGATGGTAAGCGTGGCAAGCCGAAAGGTGGTCGCAAGCAGGCTGTCGCTGCGATGGATTATCTGGTGAAGAACGCTGATGCTTTGGGCATAGAAATGGTGATTGATTATTTCCCCCAAAAATTCGGCAGGGCGTACCGCTGCGATAGAGATGCGTGGAAGAACTATGACAAGCCTGAGGTGCATGGTGCGCCGAATGGTGACTGGTTTCATTATGAAGTGGATGGTCGCAAGTCTGCTCCGCAGATCAAAGAGTTCTTTGCACAGAATCCACCGCCTGCTGTAACTGAGGCGTGATATGGATCAGGGTTGGGCTGCTGTAGTCGTTGCTGTCATCACGACCATCGGCGGTCTGCTAGGCATCCTGCTCCAGACCATGCGCAAAGAAGCACGGGAGATGCGCACAGAGAACGCTGAGGATCATGCGATTGTGCAGGGGCAACTGCAGCGCATCTATCGCACAATCAACAGGGTTGATGATAAATTGGAGAAGCATTTAGATCAGCACAGAGAAGGGCTACCAAATGAGCAAGTTGCTAAGCGAGATCAAGTCTGAACCATCAGGATCGGCTGGAAGGAAACCAGCCATCACAAAGATCAAACATCTGCTCTCTCCGCAAGATCGCAAGGATTTGGTTGCAGCGTTTGATGATCCAATGATCACAGGCAGAAGCATCGCAACGGTGCTGAAGCGTCACGGAATAGAAATCTCAGAAGCGACTGTGTATCGCTATCGCACGACAGGTATCTATCGTGAACTTGCGTGACGAGATCGCACAAGAACAACCGAACCAGATAGAGGAGTCACGGATTCGCAAGCAGAACACTCTGCTGCAATCCAACAACGACAGACTCACCCTGCGTGTAGAGGAACTTGAACGCACACTCTCCATTGTTGAGCAGGTAGAGACACATCAGATTCAACCTCCATCGTGGCTTGTGCCAGCCAAACCGAAACGCTCTGCAGCAACGCTCGTGGTGATGCTGTCAGATACACACTTTGATGAGGTGGTGAACCCTGAAGAGTTGGAAGGGTTGAACGCATACAACCGTGAGATTGCTGTGATGCGTCTAGAGAAGTGGGCGCAGAATGTGATCAAACTCAGCAGGCACTATCTGTCAGGTGTCACCTATGACGGTGTGGTTGTCATTCTGGGTGGCGACATATTCACAGGAGACATTCACGAGGAACTCCAGATCACCAACGAGGACACCATGATTGGCTCACTGTTGTTCTGGTCTGAGCAGGTTGCTGCAGCAGTGCAGTTGCTCACTGACGAGTTCAAGAAGTGTCATGTGGTGAGCGTGGTTGGTAATCATGGGCGCACTACACGCAAGCCAAGAATGAAGCAGCGTGTGCGCACGAACTTTGACTGGCTGATTGCCAAGATGGTTGAGCGTCACTTCAGCAAGGACAAGCGTGTGACCTTCACAATCCCAGAGTCTGCTGATGCGTGGATTCAGATTTATGAGCATGGGCATCTGATCACTCACGGAGATCAAGTTTCTGGTGGTGGCGGTATCGGTGGCATCTACCCACCGATCATGCGGATGCGAGCAAGGAAGCATCAGCGATACATGGCAACAGGCAAATCATTCCAGACACTCTGGTTGGGTCACTGGCATCAATACATCTCTACCCCATCAATGGTTGTGAACGGATCATTGAAAGGTGTGGATGAGTACGCACTGATCATGGGGTTCGGGTTTGAGCAGCCTCAGCAGGCGTTGGCGTTGATCACACCAGAGAAGAACATCACCTTCCAAGCACCAGTGTTCTGTGCGGATCGCAAGCGTGAAGGCTGGTGAGTGATGAAGTTCAGCATCGTGTTGATTCGTTGGGCTGATGCACACATGAGTGATGCTGGCTGGCTGGAGTTGGCTGAGTACGAGGATGACGGGGAGACACTGGTTGAGAGTGTCGGGTTTCTGATTCCTGTTGGTGAGGCTGGAAGCAAGAAAGATCATGTCACTTTGTGGCAGACGCTTTGTGATGATGAGGGCATTCATGCGATGCACATTCCGATCGGGATGGTGCGTGAAGTGAAGGTGCTTTCTGAGAATGGTTTGGAGAATCTCCGTCATCTAAGGTGAGGTGCTGCAGCAGGTGTGTCCTCCTTCTCCGCACCTGCTGTTCGGGTTGAGCAGCCTCACTGCTGGTGGTGGTGGGGCTGCTCCCCACTCCGTAAAACCCTTGTATTTATTGGGTGAAATAATCCTTGCAATCATCCTCAGAATGTGCAAGACTTGAGTTTGTAATGTCATATTTCTATGAGGAGGAAAAATGAATCCAGCAGAGATCGTTGGCGATGCAATCGCCACACATGGCAGACCACTCTGGGTCGCTCATGTGCCAACCAACATCAGAGAGAAGGTTGATCCGCAGTGGCTCGCATCGCAACTCGCCACAGCGCATCGCTCACCAGACAGCATCACACGAGATGATCAATACAAAGACATTCTCAACTGGTGCAAGAGCAACCTCTTTGCAGAGGTGACACTCGCTGACCTTCAGCAACTCTCAGGACTCTCAGCACCAACGGTGCGCAAGTTCATTGAGAGTCGCATGGATGTGTTCCGCAAGTTGCGCAGAGGAGTCTGGGAAGTGCGTGATCCGCAAGCAGATCGGATGGCAGACAAGTGAGCATCAAGACGAGGTATGGAGCGCAGTGCGACTCATGCGGATTCAACGATTTGTTCAGTCATGAGCGAGCAGAGTTCGCACAGCAGTTTGTAGAGAGCGCAGGCTGGAGCAGCAACGGTGACGAACACACCTGCCCAACCTGTCTCGCTAAGAAACCTCGTTACACCCCAGAGACAAACTGAACACACACCACGACACGAGGAGGACACATGGAAATCATCAAGAAGGAACGACACGGAAGCAAGGAATGGTTGCTTGCCAGATGGCGTGACGAGCAAGGCAGGTGCGTGTTCGGCGCATCAGACATACCAGCCCTGATGGGTGCGTCACCGTACAAGACTCGTGGCGAACTGTTCGCAGACAAGAGCAACGAGCCTGTGGTGCAGGAAGAGAGCGCAGTGTTCAGGCGTGGCAATCTGCTGGAAGCACCACTGTTGGACAACGCTGCGATGGAACTTGGACTCAGGATCATCACACCGCAGGTCATCTATCGTAAAGGCAGGTTGAGCATCAGCCTTGATGGTGTGGATGATGAGCAGAAGCCAAGCATCGTGATTGAAGCAAAGACAACCACGAGGTACAGCATCTATGACTCAAGGGATCTGCCTGAGGAATGGTTGTGGCAGGGATGGGCGCAGCAGGCTGTAACCAATTGTCCTGTGTGGTTCAGTGTGTTGGATCGTGACCTGCGCATGAGCGTGGTGCAACTCCCACAGAACCCTGACGCAATCAGCGCACTCATCACAGAGACAGAAGTGTTCGGTGACTGGGTTGATGGCAACACCGACATGAACGGTGAGATGCTGGAACACTTCACCGCATCAGACATTGCTCGCATCTACACGGCGCAACCTGAGAGTGTTGATCTGCCATCTGACGCAGCAGAATGGTTGCTGCAACTGGAAGAAGGTCGTGCGTTGCAGAGGCAGGGTGAAGAGTTGGAGACGAAAGCGAAGGATGCGCTTGCACGAATGCTGTTGGGTGCTGAGATCGGTTTGCTGAATGGTCAGCAGGTCATCACATGGAAGCAGCAGATGGGTCGCAGATCGTTGGACACGAAACGATTGAAGGAAGATCATCCAGAGTTGTGCGCAGAGTATGAGCGTGAGGGCGCACCGTTCAGAGTTATGAAAACCACCAAAGCAAAGAAGGAGAGCAGATAATGGCATTCAATATGGATGGATATGTGGATGTTGCGGAGCGCATCAGACAGTTGCGTGAAAAGCATCCTGAAGCAGTGTTGCGCCCATACGATCCAGCAAACCCGTTCAAGATCATGGAGATTGGTGGTCGTGAGTTCATCATCTACACGGCAGCCTGCTATCGGACACCTGATGATCCGATGCCAGCAATCGCTGTGGCAGCAGAACCTGCAGTTGGCAAGACGAACTACACCCGTGACAGCGAGGTGATGAACGCTGAAACATCCGCATGGGGCAGATGCATTGTGGCTGCGCTCGCAGCAGACACACAGAAGATTGCATCACTAGACGAAGTGCGCAATCGCAAAGCGGAAGAGGCTGCACCATCGGTGCGGAATCATCCTGCGACACACAAGCCTCAGCCTGTTGAGGATCAGCGAGCCATTGACATAATCACTGAGCAGATGGGTGGAATGCTGGTGGAGAGCAAGCCTGCGAATGTGCGCAGCATCAGTGGTGGTGGCATCACCGACAAGCAGAAAGGTCTGCTGTCTAAGTTGGCGAAAGAGAAGTGTGATGGCGACCTGAAGCCGATCGTGAAGCGGATGTTCAACAAGGACAATCCGAACACGCTCACAAAGGAAGAAGGCTCTGCACTCATCAAAGCATTGATGGAGATGAAGTGAAGCGTGACCATTGGCGTGAAGATGCAGCCTGCCTAGATGCAGACATGGATATCTTCTTTCCGAACCGCAACAATGCGGAGGACAGATGGGATCGTGCGAAAGCACTCTGCAAGCAATGCACAGTGAAGAAGGAATGCCTATCGCTTGTGATGCACCTAGAGGAGCATGACGACAGGTGGGGAGTGTTCGGTGGACTCACACCGATGGAGAGACGAGTTCTGCGAGACAAGCAGAGAAGGAGAAAGGCATGAAAGACAAGATTCACTTGGAGCGCACGGAGGCTGGTGGACAGATCACTTGGATTCCACGCAGTCGCATCTTTGTGACCATCCAAGAGTTTGAGGAGAAAGAAAAGGAGTGCGAGATGCTGCGTGAGATCAACAGGCTGTTGGTTGAATCAGTTGCCAATCTCAATGAGGCTGCGAAAGGTAACAGCAAGTGGCGCAATGTCGCTGGCATCATGCACGAGTTCATTCAGGAAGGTGACTGCAACGGAGCAAAGCAGCACTACGAAGAGGAGTGCAGAGGATGGTAAAGCAAGGCACGATGTTCCAACAAATGGATGTGACACTGCAACACGCTGAACAATTCGTTCCTATTTTCCAGCAGCAAATGTCAAAAGATATGTTGATTGAGTTGGAGCGCAGAGGTCTACAGCCTGTTGGTGTTCCTGCTACAAGCGTGGAAGATGTGTTCTTTACTGATGATGAAACTGGTGAACTCTCGTTGCTAAAACGAATCTCATGTTCATGTCGTTATGAGGAGGGGAAAGAATGGTGAGGTGGGTGTTCTCAACAAAGGCTCTGCTTGCCAAGTTCCCTCCTGAGATGACTGCTCAGACGATCAGTGAAGTGCTTGGTGTGATGCCTTCCACGATTGAGAGGTGGCGTTGCACGACCTGCAATCTGGAGTTCAAGAAGGCTGATGAGATGGCTGTGCGGATCGGATTGCATCCGTGTGAGGTGTGGGAGAACTGGTTTGATGAGGCTCTCTGTGGCTGAATGGAATCAATACCCACAGACGATTGAAGAGTTGCTGGTGTCTATCGGTGCGCAGACAATGTGGGAAGCAAAGCATGACAAACCTGCTGACCTATTTGACAGCATCGTTATCACAAAGGAGTTGTTCGCTGATGTTGCGACACGACTCTTGATCTTGGAACACAAGTTGGAGGTGTTCTAATGGATGAGAGGAAGGGTGAGTGTGAAGGCAACCGTGAGAAATGCACTCTTGCTGACTGCCCAAAGTATGGGCTGCTTGGTAAGCAAGGCAGAGACGGAAAGAGGCGTGTGCGTGGCTGCAACGATCCTGCTGCACGAGGCAAACGCAACCGCACTAAAGGTGACAACAAAGCGAGAGTGGCGAGGCGCAAACTTGGTCTTGCTGCTACAGGAAACGCAGGTACAAGGCACGAGGAGCATTGGTCTGGTGCTTTGCGTATTGAGGCGAAAGCAGGCGCACAAGTGCAGCCAATTGCTACACGCTTCTACGCTGCCAAAGCACAAAGCGATACTGCGAAAGCGTTTGGAGATATCAGACCGTTCGCAATGGTTGCGATGCCTGATGGCTCTTCAGATGGCATAGTGCTGATGACTCTCACGGAGTTCAGTGAGTTGTTGGCGTTGCTAGACCTGTGACACCTAAAGAGTTCTCGCAGTCGCTGTATGACAGCAATGATGATGCGAAGCATCAGATCATTGCGTGGTTGGAGGAGAGAGGGTTTATGGCGTGGGTGAATGAGGATCAGTACGGGATTGATGTGCAGGCATTGAAGATGGGGAAGCAGTTTGTGTTTGAGGTTGAGGTGAAGCACAACTGGGATCGGCAGGGTTTCCCGTTCAATACGGTGCATTTCCCGTTGCGTAAAAAGAAGTTCGCTGATGAGGAGGGTGCGTGGTTTGTGATGTTGAGTGCGGATCGCAGTCAGGCTTTATTCGTGTCGGGGAAAGTGTTTCTTGATTCACCGATTGTGAGAAAGAGAACGAAATACACGGATGATGAGGAGTTTGTGGAGATTGACATATCTCGCTGTATCTTCAGAGACCTAACGGGAGGGAACAACAGGTGACACCTGCACAGATTGAAGGGATGATTGACCGCATCTGCGGTATGTATGCGACTCACAATGTTGGTCGCAACAGCATGAAGGGTGCATGGACACAGGATGATTTCCTGTTGGATGTGCCTGTTGAGACGGGGAGAGATGTGCTTCCGCTTGTTGAGGCGCACGGAAAGATTCCGTCTTTGCCTGAGATCAAGAACATGATTCGCAGGGTGATGCGTCACGATGGCGGTGTTGCTGGAGTGACCAATCCAAACTGCACCATTTGTCGTGGATCAGGTTGGGATTCTGGTATCGGTCAAGGTATTGATGAGGGGTACACATTCCAAGAGAAGGGAATCACATACCGATTCTCAAAGGTGTGTCCTTGTCGTAAGTAGGCGTTCTCACAACTGAATGAAGTTCCATGACCTACTCAGGGTTGCGCTTGAGGTGGATGACACTCGGTAACGAGGGTTGATCGCCATGCGCTTGAACATGAAACACGAGATGGAATACGCAAGATGGCGAGGCACTGTGCAGTTGTTATGGGTATCGGAGTGAGGCATCCCGATGGGGGGAGCATTCAGGGGTCTGGCTTTGGTGAGATGCTGATAGTGTGTGTGTGACACGCCGTGTTGAGGCGAACGAGAGTGCGCAACTGTTGCGCTGCGGATGGTGAACACACACATTGAAGTTCTACAAACACATATCTGGACTGAGAAGGAGGACAGATGATTGGAGTGAGTATGCGTAAGGCAAGTTGGTTGGTGGTGGCAATCGTTCTGGTTGCTGGTGGTGCGGTGCAGGCGTTGCAGCCTGCGAGCGAATCACGCTGGGATAACAATGCAGGGTTTCGGGATCGTGTTGAGTCACGACCTGTTCCCAAGAGTGCGTTGTGTGGTGAGTGGTGGCAGATGCTGCGTGATTTAGGTTGGGCTGAAGTAGATGTGCAGAAAGCGGATGTGATTATTCATCGTGAGAGTCGTTGTCTGCCATCTGCGTACAACCCTGCTGATCCGAATCAGATTGGAAAGTGGAAAGGATCAATCGGATTGTTTCAAGTGAATCTCTTCTGGCTGCAGAAAACGAGTGCGTATCCTCAAGGATTTCTGCAGACGCATGGTGTTGCGCAGAAACCTGCTGATCTGTTTGATCCTGTGGTGAATGCTCGTGCTGCGCAGGCAATCATCATCTACAACAGGGGGATTGGTGGGTGTGGCTGGACTGCTTGGAGAGGCTGCTAGGAGGCTCTGTGAGGCGAGAGAAAGGGGTTGGGGTTGCTGTCTTGGGCAGATTTTTTTCTTTCATTTCTAAAAGCCTTATTCCATAAGGGTTCTAGAGGATAGGCGGATTTGCCTGAGTCCTTGTAATTGTCCTCAATATCTGTACGCTGAGGGTATGACAACAACAGCATCATCAGAGCAGAAGTGCCGTTACTGCGGTCAAGAAGTTGAGTGGCGTGTGAGCAAGGCTGGCAATCGCTACCTCGCAGTTCGTGCTGAGATCAGAGGCGAAAGCGGTCGCACTATCAGAGTGATCTACCCAGCACACAAGTGCAACGCCACCCCAGAGGAGAAGGCAGCACGAGAGGCACAGATTGCAGAGAGCAATGCCCAAGCCATCCAGAACGGTGAGATCGTTCTTGGTCAGGCAGTCACAGTTGTCAAGGGCAGGAAGTTCCCAATCGGCACGACTGGAGTGATCAACTGGATCGCACGAGAGGCAGATGGCTACGGAGTCATCAAGGTTCGCATCGTCAAGGAAGATGGCAGCACCTTCTACATCAATAAGGAAAACATCAAAGCATCAATCTTGGTGGAGGCATAAGGCGAAACACCCGAAAGGGTGTCTGTGTGGGATCGCTGCCCACGCACTGAAGAGCCAAGCGAAACAAGAGGAGAAACAATGAAGAAGTACCAGAAGGTCACGATGCAATGGGAGAACGGTGAATTGCACGACTACATCGGTGAAGTGATGCGGTCATCAACATCAATCGCTGTGCGCCCCCCACGATGCAAGAAGTTCGTTCACATCGGTCGCATTGAAAACATCGTTTCAATAAAGGAGGTGAACTAATGAACGAAGGATTCCAAGCAGCAATCCTGTTCACGATCGTCTTTGCATCCTGCTATGCCTGCTTCAAGGTGGGTATCGCAGAAGGCAAAGCAGAGGAACGCAGACTGCAACAACGCATCCGTACCACCCAGTACGAACTGCGAAAGAACCGCAACACACCCCGATAGCATCGGTTCTCCCTCTGGCAAGCAGCGCACCATACTCCCCCTCCTTTTGGTATGGTTGCCCACCTGCAATGGTGGCAGAGGACTAGAAAGAAGGAAGCATGACCATCAACGATCTGATCAAGGCTGTTCGCTTTCTACGCAGACTGAGCGTAGGACAGATGGAAGCAGACGAACTCATCAGCACTGTGGAAGCATTAGAAAAAGAGATTGAGAGAAGGAGAAAGAAGAAATGAGCGAACTCAGCAACCACGAACTACAGCACTGGATGGCTCGCTGCGATGATATGCAGGTCGCTAACGAGCGTCTCCGTGAAGAGCGTGACCAGATCAAAGAACAACTAGAGCAAGCCATCGTGCGCACAGAACTTCTGCTGGAAGAACTTGCACAAGCCAAGAGTGTGATCAGCCGTATCCAGATCGCCATGTCACAAGGACAAGAACTCTAGAGATGTGGTCGTGGGT